TCTATTCAGTTTTCTGTGCGAGGCGTTCTGTATAACAGTGACGGTGAATATGACGAGGACGGAAATATGATAAAGGAGCCGACCCTAAAGGACGGTTATCACATTGATGTTATCTATGGCCTCATACCTGAAGCTGCGCAGAAATTTATCATCAATCCATCAACACCTGAATACGTACTGGCGTAGGGGGGGGCACATGGCAACAGAAAGAATGATCATAGGCGCTGAACCAGTTCAAATAACGGATGGTACGAATAGCGCACTGATATCTGTTTTAGACCCGGCATCAATCAGTTTTGCTGAGTCTGAAAACATTCCAGATACAGCAACAGGCGATTTTTTACGGGATAAAATGACCGTCCATCCTCCACTGAAAATTTGGGTTTGGAACTCTACCAGGAAACCAATTCCAATTGCAGTAACAAGGTGGTAGTTCTGCAAAACAAAAAGCAATACATCTGAGCTTAAAAAGCAGCCGATGAATGGATTACAGACACGGGCCAATGCCATTGCCGTCCAGGTGGCATTATCTTGAAGGGAATAACTTGCAATTGATAATCATTATCTTTTCGGGTCCTTTCCGGCGATCCGCCCTGTTACGGGGCGGCGACCTCGCAGATTATCGCTATTTATGAAAATTTTCTGGTTTATGCCATTTCCGTTCTTCTTCTTGTTTTCTCATTGTTTTTGTTGAAAACATCCTCTCTCCAGAAAGGAAATGCTAATCATGGAAAACGGAAGTTAACCGTTGATTGTTTCCTTTCTCTGTTTTGTGCCAGGAGTGAGCCATGGAGGTTAACAAAAAACGCTTATCCGAAATTTTCGGGGTGAGCGTCCGAACGATTCAGAACTGGCAGGAACAAGGTATGCCGGTTGCCCGCGGTGGTGGCAAGGGTAATGAGGTTCTCTTTGAATCTGCTGCCGCAATCGAATGGTACAGTGCGCGCGATGCAGCCATAGAAAATGAAAAGTTGCGGAAGGAAGTTGAAGATCTCCGCATTGCTTCTGAGTCCGATCTTCAACCTGGCACGATTGAATATGAGCGACACCGACTTACGCGAGCTCAGGCTGACGCTCAGGAATTAAAAAATGCAAAAGAGTCCGCTGAAGTGGTGGAGACCGCATTCTGCACGTTCGTGCTGTCGCGGGTAGCCGGAGAAATTGCCAGTATTCTCGATGGAATACCTCTGTCGGTTCAGCGGCGCTTCCCGGAGCTGGAGAACCGACATATTGATTTCCTCAAGAAGGACATCATTAAGGCCATGAACAAAGCAGCTGCGCTGGATGAAATGATACCGGGGTTGCTGAGTGAATATATCGAACAGTCAGGTTAAGGGGCTGCAGCACTCTGCGCGGGCGGGGCTACGTTCGCTTTACCGGCCAGAACCGCAAACAGCGGTTGAATGGGCAGATGAGAATTACTATCTCCCGAAAGAGTCTGCCTACCAGGAAGGGCGCTGGGAAACACTGCCCTTTCAGCGTGCAATTATGAATGCGATGGGCAATGACTATATCCGCGAAGTGAATGTCGTTAAATCTGCTCGTGTCGGCTACTCAAAAATGTTGCTCGGCGTTTACGCATATTTCATCCAGCATAAACAGCGTAACTCCCTAATATGGTTGCCAACCGACGGTGACGCTGAAAACTTCATGAAGTCTCATGTCGAACCGACCATTCGTGATATTCCGACGCTGTTGGCGCTTGCTCCTTGGTACGGCAAAAAACACCGGGACAATACGCTTAGCATGAAGCGTTTCTCAAATGGTCGTGGTTTCTGGTGCCTGGGCGGTAAGGCTGCAAAAAACTACCGTGAAAAATCCGTTGATGTGGCTGGCTACGACGAGCTTGCCGCTTTCGATGATGACATCGAGAAAGAAGGTTCTCCCACCTTTCTGGGAGATAAGCGTATTGAGGGTTCTGTATGGCCAAAATCCATTCGCGGCTCTACACCGAAAGTCAAAGGTACGTGCCAGATAGAAAGGGCTGCTAAGGAGTCAGAACATTTTCTTCGGTTCCATGTTCCATGCCCACACTGCGGGGAAGAGCAGTATCTGAAATTTGGCGATGAAGAGACACCATTTGGCTTTAAATGGTCTCCGGGAGAACCTTCCAGCGTTTACTACCTCTGTGAACACAATGCCTGTGTGATTAAACAACAAGAGCTGGATTTCCTTGAGGCTAGGTATATTTGTGATGAAACAGGTATCTGGACGCGAGACGGCCTTCACTGGTTTGCTTCATCCGGTACTGAAATTGAACCTCCTGACAGCGTTACATTCCACATCTGGACCGCTTACAGCCCGTTCACAACTTGGGTGCAGATCGTCAAGGACTGGATAAAAACAAAAGGTGATACGGGTAAGCGCAAAACCTTCGTTAACACGACCTTGGGCGAAACGTGGGAACCGAAAATAGGCGAACGACCCGATGCTGAAGTTTTAGCGGAGCGCAAAGAGCACTTTGAAGCGTCTGTGCCGGAGCGAGTGGCATATCTAACAGCGGGTATTGACTCCCAGCTTGACCGTTACGAAATGCGTGTATGGGGATGGGGACCGGGAGAGGAAAGCTGGCTTATCGACAAAATCATCGTTATGGGTCGTCATGATGATGAGTCGACTCTCGCTCGAGTGGATGAGGCGATCAACAGGACATATAAGCGCCAGAACGGTCTCGAAATGGTTATATCCCGCACTTGCTGGGATATTGGCGGCATTGATCCCACCATCGTCTACAACCGCTCAAAAAAACATGGTCTGTTTCGTGTGATCCCTATAAAGGGTGCGTCGGTTTATGGAAAGCCGGTGGCGAACATGCCACGCAAGCGTAACAAGAGTGGCGTTTACCTCACTGAGGTAGGAACAGACACCGCAAAAGAGCAGATTTATAACCGTTTCACGCTGGTGGCGCAAAGAGACGAGCCGCTGGCGGGAGCGGTTCATTTCCCGAATAACCCAGAAATCTACGATCTAACCGAGGCCCAACAACTAACTGCTGAAGAGCAGGTGGAAAAATGGGTAGACGGAAAGAAAAAGATCGTCTGGGACAGCAAAAAACGACGAAATGAGGCGCTCGATTGCTTTGTTTATGCACTGGCGGCGCTTCGTATCAGCATATCCCGCTGGCAGCTAAATCTTGATTCACTTCTGGCCAGCCTGCTGGAGGAAGAAGGCAGCCGTAACAATAACAAGACCCTGGCGGATTACGCGCGGGCATTATCTGGAGAGGAATAATGGCAACACAGACTGAACTGGATGCCGCGCGCGCTGCGTTACATGACCTGATGATGGGAAAGCGCGTGGCGACGGTACAGAAAGACGGTCGAAGAGTGGAATTTACAGCCACATCAGTCAGCGATCTCAAAAAATATATTGCTGACCTTGAATCTCAGGTTGGTACCACATCACGACGCCGGGGGCCAGCAGGGTTTTACGTATGAAAATACCATCTTTAGTGGGACCTGACGGGAAAACATCCCTTCGGGAATACGCGGGATATCATGGTGGTGGTGGCGGGTTTGGTGGGCAGCTGCGGGGCTGGAATCCGCCGAGTGAAAGTGCAGATGCCGCACTCCTTCCCAACTATTCTCGTGGAAATGCCCGCGCTGACGATCTGGTGCGAAATAATGGCTATGCAGCAAACGCCGTGCAGCTCCACCAGGACCACATCGTCGGGTCATTTTTCAGACTCAGTTATCGACCGAGCTGGCGCTATCTTGGCATCAATGAGGAGGATTCACGCGCATTTTCTCGGGATGTGGAAGCCGCCTGGAATGAGTATGCCGAAGATGACTTCTGCGGGATTGATGCCGAACGCAAGCGAACGTTTACGATGATGATTCGTGAAGGTGTAGCAATGCATGCGTTTAACGGTGAATTATGCATGCAGGCGACATGGGACAGCGATTCAACGCGTCTTTTCCGTACTCAGTTCAAAATGGTTAGTCCGAAGCGCGTCAGTAATCCAAGCAACATCGGTGATACCCGGAACTGTCGCGCCGGGGTAAAAATCAATAATAGTGGTGCTGCGCTGGGATATTACGTCAGCGATGACGGTTATCCTGGTTGGATGGCGCAGAACTGGACCTACATACCTCGCGAGCTCCCCGGAGGGCGCCCCTCTTTTATCCATGTCTTCGAACCGATAGAGGACGGACAGACCCGAGGAGCCAATGCGTTTTACAGCGTTATGGAGCAGATGAAAATGCTCGATACCCTGCAAAACACTCAGCTCCAGAGTGCGATAGTGAAGGCCATGTATGCTGCCACCATCGAGAGTGAGCTGGATACGCAGACGGCGATGGATTTCATTCTCGGCGCGGATAATAAAGAGCAGCAGAGCAAACTGACGGGCTGGCTCGGTGAAATGGCGTCCTATTACTCAGCTGCGCCGGTTCGCCTGGGTGGGGCAAGGGTTCCACACCTGTTGCCGGGTGATTCTCTCAACCTTCAGTCGGCGCAGGATACCGATAACGGCTACTCGACTTTTGAACAGTCACTGCTGCGCTATATTGCCGCTGGGCTGGGTGTATCGTATGAGCAGCTTTCGCGAAATTATTCTCAGATGAGTTACTCGACTGCGCGCGCAAGCGCTAACGAGTCATGGGCGTACTTCATGGGCCGTCGCAAGTTTGTGGCATCCCGACAGGCCTGTCAGATGTTTCTTTGCTGGCTGGAAGAGGCAATTGTCCGCCGCGTGGTCACACTTCCTTCAAAAGCCAGATTCAGCTTTCAGGAAGCGAGAACAGCCTGGGGAAATGCCAACTGGATCGGCTCAGGCCGCATGGCTATTGACGGGCTGAAAGAGGTACAGGAAGCCGTCATGCTCATCGAGGCTGGTCTCAGTACGTATGAGAAAGAATGCGCCAAACGCGGTGATGATTATCAGGAGATTTTTGCCCAGCAGGTCCGGGAAACAATGGAGCGTCGTGCTGCGGGTCTGAAACCACCGGCATGGGCCGCTGCCGCTTTTGAGGCTGGACTGAAAAAATCAAACGAGGAGGAGCAAGATGGCGCACGAGCTGCGTAATCTTCCGCATATCGCCAGTATGGCCTTTAATGAGCCGCTGATGCTTGAACCCGCCTACGCGCGGGTTTTCTTTTGTGCCTTAGCTGGTCAGCTGGGCATCACCCGGCTGACAGATACCGTCTCTGGCATCACGCTTGACGCCGGACAAATAGCCGAACCGCTGGCGCTGTTTGGTGAAGATGATGACATGGATACCCGACCATCGCGAAGCTATCAGGTGGCAAATGGCATCGCGGTCTTGCCGGTTTCCGGCACTCTGGTGAGTAAAACCCGTGCGCTGCAGCCTTATTCCGGGATGACGGGTTACAACGGGATCATCGCTCGCCTGCAGCAGGCCATCAGTGACCCCGGCGTCGACGGCATTCTACTGGACATGGATACGCCGGGTGGCATGGTGTCCGGGGCGTTTGACTGCGCCGACATTATTGCCCGTATGCGCGATATCAAACCCATCTGGGCGCTGGCCAATGACATGAACTGCAGTGCAGGTCAGCTTATTGCCAGTTCGGCATCGCGACGGCTGGTCACACAAACGGCCAGAACCGGCTCCATTGGGGTCATGATGGCGCACAGTAACTATGGCGCTGCGCTCAAAACTAACGGCGTTGAGGTCACGCTGATTTACAGCGGCGATCGCAAGGTCGACGGCAACCCTTACGAAAAGCTTCCGAAAGATGTGCGTGCTGATTTCCAGACGCGTATCGATGCCACTCGTCAGATGTTTGCCGAAAAGGTTTCCGCTTATACCGGCATGTCTGTTCAGGACGTGCTGGACACCGAAGCGGCAGTATTCTCCGGCCAGGAATCTTTGGATAACGGGCTGGCGGATGAACTTGTTAACAATACCGATGCGCTCGGCGTGATGCGCGAAGCACTCGACAGACGCAAAAAAACAACCCTTGGAGGAACTATGCCATCACCTTCTGCATCAGCTGTGACCACTAAGCCAGTTGACCAGGCAGCAACTCAGACAACTGCATCAGCTGAACAGGCCACTACCGTTGACACGACAATTGCTTCCGTAGCAGCCCCTGTAGATGTCAGTGCGCAGGTTACTGCAGCAGTAGCTGCAGAGAATAGTCGCATCATGGGCATCCTGAACTGCGACGAGGCTAAAGGGCGTGAGTCACAGGCGCGAGCACTGGCCGAAACGCCGGGTATGACGGTAGAGAGCGCACAGCGCATTCTGGCTGCTGCACCGCAAAGTGCCCAGACGCGTACCGATACGGCGCTGGATCGTTTGATGGAAACAGCACCCGGTGCACTCCAAGCAGGTAGCGCATCTTCTGATGCCGCTGACGATTTGTTAAACACCCCCGTTTAAGAGGCTATCATGGCAATTACTGAAGTTTTCACACATAACCAGCCGCTCGGTAACAGCGACCCGGCGCACACTGCGTATGGTCCTGGCGAACTGACAGCTTCCACTCCAGCCATGACGCCGCTCATGCTGGATGCCACTTCTGGCAAGCTGGCCGTCTGGGATGGTGCTCATGCTGGCGCGGCAATGGGCATCCTGGCTGTAACCGCAGACCAGAACAGCGCGGAACTGGCATTTTACAAATCTGGCTCTTTCCGTATTGAAGATGTCCTCTGGCCATCTGCCGTCACCGACGACAACATTAAACGTAACGCGTTCGCCGGTACTGCAATCAGCATCGTTTAATCCGCATTTCTACAACCATCATCATTCATAAAAGCCGCCTGCGCGGCTTTTTTTACGGGAAATATCTATGTCCGTTTACACCACTGCCCAGCTGCTGGCGGTCAATGAGAAGAAATTCAAATTCGATCCGCTTTTCCTGCGTATCTTTTTCCGCGAAACCTATCCCTTCAGTACAGAGAAGGTTTACCTGTCGCAAATTCCTGGCCTGGTCAATATGGCGCTTTACGTCTCGCCGATTGTCTCCGGCAAAGTGATCCGCTCCCGTGGCGGCAGCACGTCTGAATTCACGCCGGGTTATGTGAAGCCGAAACACGAAGTTAACCCACTGATGACTCTCCGCCGCCTGCCGGATGAGGATCCGCAGAATCTCGCTGACCCGGTCTATCGCCGTCGCCGCATCATCCTTCAGAACATGAAGGATGAAGAGCTGGCGATTGCTCAGGTCGAAGAGAAACAGGCTGTTTCGGCGGTGCTCAGCGGTAAATACACCATGACCGGGGAAGCGTTCGAGCCTGTTGAAGTCGATATGGGTCGCAGCGCTGGTAACAACATTGTCCAGGCAGGTGCGGCTGCATGGTCAACCCGCGACAAAGAAACGTATGACCCGACCGATGACATTGAAGCGTACGCGCTTAATGCCAGCGGTGTGATCAACATCATTGTGTTCGATCCGAAGGGCTGGGCGCTGTTCCGTTCCTTCAAGTCTGTTGAGAAGAAACTGGACACCCGTCGGGGTTCTAACTCAGAGCTGGAAACTGCCGTGAAAGACCTGGGTATGGCTGTTTCATACAAGGGTATGTATGGCGATGTGGCCATCGTGGTGTACTCCGGCCAGTACGTCGAAAATGATGTCAAAAAGAACTATCTGCCGGATCTGACGATGGTTCTGGGTAATACACAGGCCCGTGGCCTCCGTACCTATGGCTGCATTCTTGATGCTGATGCCCAGCGCGAAGGTATCAATGCCTCGACACGCTACCCGAAAAACTGGGTGCAGTCGGGGGATCCGGCGCGCGAATTCACCATGATTCAGTCAGCTCCGCTGATGCTGCTGCCAGACCCTGACGCATTCGTCTCCGTCAAACTGGCATAACTTCCCCCAGTGGCCCTGTCGGGCCACCTTTCTGGAGTATTTCCCATGACAGAAAAAGAAAAGCTGGTCGCCCGCCTGAATGAACTTGGGACCCAGCTTAACCGCGAGGTCAGTTCCAGCGGCACCATTCAGGAACTAACGATGCGTATTGCTGAGCTTGAAGAGGAGCTGGATGGAGACGCCATCTCGGTTGACGGTAAAAACGGCGTGCAGAATGCTTCCGACAGCACCGACAGCACC